ACAAAAGAAGTAGCAGTTGTTACTGCAAGTACGTTAGCAGATGTAGCAGTTGTTAAAGCGGAGGTTGCTACTTCCACAGTCGCTTCTGTCGTTGCCGTAGTTGCTTCAGTTCAGCAGTCCCAAGTCGTTGTGCCCACTCCGACTCCCACTCCCGTATCACCAGTAGAGCCACAACCAATCCCAACACCGCAGCCAGAGCCAACCCCAGCACCACTCCCAACACCAGACCCAACACCATCGCCTACTCCTTCACCTGAACCACAGCCAGAACCAACTCCAACACCAGAAGCACAGCCACAGCCACCAGTAGAGCCACAGCCAGAACCTTCACCAGAACCGTCCCCAGAGCCACAGCCAGAACCACAGCCACAACCAGAGCCAACCCCAGAACCGCAACCAGAGCCAGAACCAACTCCTCAACCCGAACCAGAACCTGAACCATCCCCAGAGCCTACACCAGAACCAGAGCCACCTGCTGAGGAACCACCTGCTGAAGAGCCACCTGCTGAAGAGCCACCAGCCGAGGAACCACCTGCTGAAGAGCCACCTGCTGAAGAGCCACCAGCCGAGGAACCACCAGCCGAGGAACCACCAGCAGAAGAAGAACCTGCACCAACTACTAAAGAAGAAGTAGAAGCGGTTGTTGAAGACATTCTTTCTGATGGCAAGTTAACTGCTGCTGATGCAGGAGAAGTTCTTGATGCGTTAAATGCTGACGGCGAAATCTCTAAAGAAGAAGTGAACTCTTTATCAGAAGCACTTTCTGCAGATGGAAATTTAACTTCTGCTGAAAAAGAACTTGTTGCAGAAGCATTGGTTGAATCTGTTGCAGCAGGGGAAACACTTACATCAGAACAGATACAAGAGGCTGGTATTGAATATCAAGACTTACCAGCAGAAACTCCTGTCGATGTTAGAACTGACGAAAATGGAAATGCTGTCATAATTACTGCAGAAGTTGCTGCTGCACTTGTCGTGCTAGAAAATCCCGCAGAACTAATCGGTGCAATATTTGAAGACCCAGGTCAAGTTTTATTGGCATTGGGAAGTATTGGTGCTGACATGTCAGAAGAAGAACGTGAAGAAGCAACTGACATGGTTGTTGCCACTGTAGTTGCAGCAGGTGCTGCCATGAACGCCGTTGGTGCTGCAGCAGGTGCTGCTGGTTCTACTGGTGGTTCTACTGGTGGCGGAGGAAGTTCTGGTGGCGGAGGTCCATCAGGAGATAGCAAAGGTGTTAGGAGACGTAAGCCTTGAAAATATTTAAAGACATGGTTGACCAACTATGGACGCTACTAGGCATGTTTATTGCCTGGGTAGTCCTTGATGGAAGTGCCAAAACAATTGTTGGTTACGCTATTATTGGAACGATTCTCGCTTGGGCAATCACTTACCCAATTCGAAATCGAGAAGACGACTAAACTACCCATAGTGTCTATCTGACACATTTAGGAGAAGTACATGAATAAAGCAGCACTCGAATCGTACCTACGCAATTTACTTGGTCAAGTAATTGCAGCAGTTATGATTGTTATGCAAACAAGCAATGCAGCAACACCGTTGGATTTCGGACAATCTGAATGGCTACTCGTAGCAAATGCTCTTTGGGGTTCACTAATTCCAACAGCACTTCGCTGGGCCAATAAGAAAGACCCAGCATTCGGTCGCGTAGCAGAAGCAGTCGCTAAAGAAGCAGGTAAAAAACTTGCAGCAAAGTCCAAAGCAAAGTAACTAAGTAGAATCGAACTCAAAATGGCTCTTGAAACTTGGTCAATAATTATTGGCGTTGTCCTTGGAGGAGGAGCCATTTTGGGTTGGGTTCTTAAAAAAGCAAGTACCTTGTTCTCTACTTGGGGAGGGTTTATGCGAGACTGGGAAGGCGAAGAAGCAAAAGACGGTAGGGACCCAGTTCCAGGAGTCATGCAACGCCTAAACAAACTAGATGGCGAGTTATCCCATAACGGCGGAAAATCCTTAAAGGACTTAGTTTCAAAAATTGAAAAACGTCAAACCAGACTAGAGGGAAAGATGGAAGAGGCTGAGATAGCCCGCCAACAAAACCACATAATTATTCTTGAGGCTATTAAGACACTTAGCACCCAAAAAGACAAAAGATAGGGGAAAATTACTTCCATGACTTTGAATCAGACTCAGTTTGGAGCACCATCAGGTTCTGGTGTGGACATCTCTCCGCTTTCCTCTGCAATGAATGAATTCTTTAATGCACGTAAAGGAAAAGGAAAAGAATTAGAGCGTATGGCTGGACAATACGCATTAGACACTATGCGCGATACTCGCAAGCATGGACAAACCATGGAACTTGAATCAGGTCGTCAAGCACATGCTCGTGAAATGCAAGAACGTGGTTTAACACACGCTGCAACAGAAGGCAAAGCAGGTCGTCGTCATGAAACTAGACTAACTAAACTTAAGCAAGAACATGAAGCAACCACACAAAGAACAGGTATTGCAGGAGACATCCTTAAAGCCAACACTAACTTTGCAGGAATTACAGGTTTAGGAAAAGGTAAAAGAGTTTCTAACTTTTCTATGGATGGTCAAGGAGGCATGAATGTTGCTTTCAACAAACCAACTCGTCGTCGTTCATCTACAACACCAGGTCAACCAACAGTAGTTACACCTGCTGCAGAACCACGCAGCACAGCAACACCTGACGTTCCTACTGGTACAACTAACGTTGCTCCAGTAACTCGTGACCCAAAGACAGGGCGTGCTATGCGTAACCCTGCGTACACATCTTCAACCCCGCCTACAAAAACAGCAACAACTAAGCCAAGGAGAAAGCCATGAAAGACATGAAGAAGCCTCTTACCCCAAAGCAAATGAAACTTGCTTCAGTTGCAGGTGACAAAAAGAAGATTGACGGAGCAGACTTTAAAGCACTCCGTAAGGGCAAGAAGAAGCCAAGTGGCAAGTAAGAAGAAAGCCTCTACCAAAAAATCAACTCCTGCATGGACACGCAAAGAAGGAAAGAATCCTGAAGGCGGTTTAAATGCAAAAGGTAGAGCCTCTGCTAAAGCACAGGGACATAATTTAAAGCCACCTGTGTCTTCAGAGCAAGCAAAGAAGTCTCCAAAGTCAGCAGCACGTCGCAAGTCCTTCTGTGCACGCATGGGTGGAATGCCAGGACCAATGGAAAAGAACGGAAAACCAACACGTAAAGCGTTAGCATTACGTAAATGGGATTGTTAAAGGAGCACTAAATGAAATGTTCAAACTGTGAAACACCCGCTGCATACGTCTATAGTCCTGTAGAAAGCGTAAAAATCCCTTTCTGTATTCCTTGTATGCCTTCGTTTCTAGTACCTCGTATGAAGGCTGGTCTTTTAGACAAGGCAGATGATTTTGATGCTGCAGTTGCAGAAGTTACCAAAATATTGGCTCAAGAAACCGAACCTGTTGAAGAACTACTTGTTGAAGAGGTGGCTTCTGAAAAGCCAGTTAAAAAGTCAAGTAAAAAGTCAACAGGGGTTCAGACTGACGAATAGTGAAACTCGTAAGAAAATTTGCAGTGCAGGGACATCCCGTCCCCGCAAATGTTCATGGGCCTATTGGACCGTTTCCCCCTGAAGTTTTAAAAGAACCTCAAGTGGATTATGGAATCGATTATTCGGACTCCTTACATGAAGCACTTGATTCCGTTCGTCTCTTTATGTGTCGACAATGCGACGAAGTGTTACAAAAGGACCAGTTAAACAACCACACATGTGAGGAAGAATAACTATGGCAGTAAATAACGCAGGTACTCTACTAGATACCGCAGGAGAAATCGCAATTGATTTCGTATGGGGCAATATGCCTCCACAACCAAACGATGCTCGTACAACTCGTTTGGATTTAACACTTGGCGACCACATCAACTTAGAATCAGGTTGGGGCGGATTTCCACAGTACACAGAGAACACACCAGGTTCTGACGTAGCAGGTTCAACTGACTATGTAAGAGTTCCTACTGTTCTTGGCTTCACAACAGCAGATGCAGACGACGTTATGAAGGACTCAGGTCTTACAGTTACAACTGCAGCAGGTGCAACAAACACTGCTACACAGATAACAACAGTTAACGCTACAACTACAACTTCAGCAACCCTTACTATTGCTGGTGGAACATCCACATGGGCTGTAGGCACTAAGGTCACCATCACAGCAGGTACAGGTATCCCAGCAGCACTTGTTGGAACTTTCTCTGTAACTGGTGGTTCAGGAAGCACACTCATTATCGCTGGTACAGGATTTACTGTTGCCAACTCAGGTGCTATCACACCTGGAACAGTTCTAACTGGTACAGCAGGAACAATCAAGTCGCAGTCAATTGCTGGTGGTGCTGCAACAACAGCAGTCGCTGCAGCAGTTACAATTACACCTTGGGCAGCATCAGCGTAATCTAAGGAGTTAGTATGGCAAGGGCAGCCAATTCTGGTAGCGGTAGGCCAACAGCACGTGCTGTTGGTCCTTCTGCCAACGAGTTGGCTGCCATGCTTGACCCCTCCCGTGATTTATACGGGATTGAAGAAAACACCGTCAAGGGCATGGATAAACTTGTCGGTAGCATAAAAGGTAGAAGAGTAAACCCATTTGATTCTCTTCCAGTTGGCTCTGATTTTTATGAAGCCTTTGCTATTTTTGAAGATGACGATTCTTACGATTTAGATGATGAAGTAACAGCAGGTACATTTTACGAGCCTACTGTTTATGACAACTTTGCTAAGAATGCCCGTGATGATTACGACGGTCCTGCAGAGTTGACTATTATCCCAACATCTACAACCAACTACTTAAGACCAAGAACTGTTGCTGCAGGTTATGACAAAGAGCGACAGGTTTTAACTGTAGTTTTCCGTGATGGTTTGTTTTACAACTACTACAGTGTTTCTAATGCTGAGTGGACTGGGTTTAAGTCTGCTACCTCTAAAGGACGCTATATTTTAAACCGACTTGACAGCAAACCACGTGGAGCAGCAGACATGGGTCGCCTCCCAAATATTGCACGAGAAACCCTGTATCGTGTCGTTCGTACCAACCAGATTGTTTTCAAGGGCTATCAAAGTTTAAGACCTATAGAAAAAGCACCAAGAAGTAACCGTAAACCTTCAACCAAGGCAAGCAAGCCTAAAAAGTCGGCCCAAAGAAAGCGTTAACAAATGCCTCAGTTTTTACCAGTCGGACCAAAACACTTTGTACAAGTTATTACTCAGCCCCTTGAGTGGGAGGGTAAACTCCTTTCCAAAGGCTGGAGCCAAGAGATTGAGCCACCTTACAGATATTCCACCCCTACTTTAATTAGGCTAATAAAAAACAAAATATTAGTAATTGGTAAGTGGGAAGGTACAAAATTAGAAGAAGAAGCGTTAAACTCAGCCGTCTCTAGGAGGGACCTTACTTATGATGATTTTCAAGAAGAAAAAGGTTGGATACCAGCCCCAGACCAAGATACAGAAGAGAATATCTAAACTACCTTCTTCTGAATTAGTTGCTTGGACTGAGAACGCACTATTTGTTATAGGAAAAGAAATAACAACGTATCAAAGAACTGGTGAGAAAGAGTTACTAAATGAAGCAGAAATTGGTGCAGAAGTGTTACACGAAATTGTTAAAGAACTAAAACGTCGTTGATTTTGGTATTGTGTTTGATATGATTACACCTGTCTCCTTCTCTCAAGACGCGGGATGCCCACTGCGAAGTGGGCTTTCCTGTTTATTGGAGTACTAATGACAATTGATTATGATGATGAAAAATTTGAAGAGATTAATCCTGAGTATTTTTTAAACCTTGATGAAACTGAACCTGAGTTTCAAGACGATGATACGTTAGATGAACTTTCGCAAGACTTTGTAAACAAACTAATTGATAAAATAATGCAATTCCTTGTTGTGTTAGTAGGTCATGATTTACACCCATATCAAAAACCTTTAGCACGCAGAATGATTGAGTCTGTAATTATAAATGACGGTGAAGAAATCACTGCACTTGCTGCACGTCAGTCAGGTAAGTCGGAAACTGTTGCCGATACTGTTGCAACGTTAATGATTCTTTTACCACGACTTGCAAAGATATATCCAGAGTTACTAGGTAAGTATAAAGACGGTCTTTGGGTTGGGTTGTTTGCACCAACAGAAGGACAGGCTGAAACTCTTTTTGGTAGAACCGTTACACGTTTAACATCTGAGCGTGCTTTAGAGGTTTTAGGTGACCCAGAAATTGATGATTCTGCTGCACGTATAGGCGGTGTTACCCGCATGATTAAACTAAAAAAATCAGGGTCAACCATTACTATGATGACTGCAAACCCCCGTGCAAAAATTGAATCGAAGTCTTTTCATTTAATTGTTATTGATGAGTGTCAGGAGGCAGACGACTTTGTTGTATCAAAATCTATTAGCCCTATGCTTGCTTACTATGCAGGAACTATGGTTAAGACGGGTACTCCAACAACAAGTAAGAATAATTTTTACAGGGCCATTCAGTTAAACAAACGTAGACAAACTACTAGAGGTGCAAGACAGAACCATTATCAGTGGGACTGGAAAGAAGTGGCTAAGGTCAACGAAAATTATCAACGCTTTATAAAAAAAGAAACACTACGTATTGGTGAAGACTCAGATGAGTTTCAAATGTCGTATAACTGCAAGTGGCTTCTTGAGCGAGGAATGTTTGTAACTTCTTCTGTAATGGAAGAACTAGGAGATGTTTCGCAGGAGATAGTAAAGAACTGGCACAAGACTCCCGTAGTTGTAGGTATTGACCCTGCCCGTAAACTGGACTCAACCGTGGTTACTGTGGTGTGGGTTGACTGGGATAGACCAGATGAGTTTGGGTACTTTGAACACCGCATTTTAAATTGGCTGGAGTTACAAGGTGATGACTGGGAAGAACAGTATTTCCAGATAGTTAACTTCTTGTCTAATTATGATGTACTTGCTATTGGTGTTGATGCAAACGGTGTAGGAGATGCTGTTGCACAGCGTCTTAAAGTTTTAATTCCAAGAGCAGAGGTTGCTCCTATTACTTCTAGCCCAACCGAACAGTCTCAACGATGGAAACATTTACAGGCACTAATTCAACGCAGAATGCTAGGTTTTCCAGCAAATTCTCGTACTCGCAGATTAAGAACCTGGAAGAGGTTCTACCAACAGATGACCGATGCCGAAGTTAAGTTTAAGGGACCCAACTTTTTAGTTGCTGCCCCTGACGAGTCTTATGCCCATGACGACTATGTAGACTCCTTGTCTATAGCCTGTTCTTTGACTAAAGACCTCGTGATGCCAGAAGTGGTCCTTTCTGCCAGTCCCTTTTTTGGTGGGAATTAATTCCTAGTTTGACATTACGAACTGCAAAAAATACGCCACACTCATCTTTGGAATAGGCCGTTCCGAAATTAACTCTAGAGTTTAGGAGTCATCATGACACTAGCACCAAATCCTCAGTTCCCTGAGAAAGCACCACACACCTACGAGATGAAGGCTGCGGGTAACGCTACTCGTCGCGGTCCACTTCGTTTCGAAGAAGGTATTGCAACAGACACAGACGTACCAAATGATTTCCAGACAGGAATTTCAAGTGGCTACGCTGCAGCACCAGGTCGTCCAAATCGTAATGCACCAGTTCATACAAAGACTGCTGCAGAAACAATGCAAGCACGTGCCCACGTTGGCTCTGCTGCTTGGACTGAAGCACCAACATTCTTGGCTGAGTTCTCACATGGT